TAATGACACCAACCGGCTGTAGATGCCGGGCATACTACCCCCGGGTATTGTACAGACCCCCCCGGGGGGCAGCAAAGCTGCTCTTCACTACGCACGCGCGGGGTGGTGAGGCCCGTGGGCAATTGCGTTGCGCGGGTTGACGCAATCACTCGTCGGGACGACCGAGGTCCACGGCGGCGATACGTCGCAAAAGCGGTTCTCTCAAAACCGTGGGCTGATGGAGCGGGAGCTACGCAAGCCTCCCCTCTAGGGCCAACACCTCCTCTCTGGTGCAGCCGTAGAGGAACGACATCTAGTCGAACGTCTCCTGCGTGGCTTCACTGGGGTGCGACGCCCAGATCTTCCAAGGCTCAGCGGCAGGGTTCGAGACGCGCTCCGCCTGCACGTCACGCAAGCGGTCGAGGATCGTGTGGACCACGGCGCGAAGGACGGGAATGTGGCTGACGTTAAACGACAGCCCCACGCACACGCCCTTCAGATGGTTGACCCATTTCCTCTCGGCAGGCGGGTGGACCATCCAAAACGTCTTGGCCAGGATCCGACCGATCTTGGGACCGTACACCCAGCTGTCTCCAACCGCCCAGAGGCGACCTGAGCAGAGCTGGCCCGCATACCAGCCCTCCTCATCGCTCTCCAGGCCGGCACGGAACCCATGCTCACCAAACACGCGCTAAATGCGCTCTGCCCAGAGCGCGCGCGTGCCGGAAGGGCGCATGAGTACGGCGTTGTCGCCAGCAAGGGCGACACGCGCGACAGGCTGGGGACCGAGGAGAACCGCCCAAACCTTAGCGTGGTTGTTGGTCCCCTCGGCGGTGGTATCGGAATCGCCGGACGCTATCTCGCACAACATCGAGTACCTTATGCCGAACCGCGTGCGGCCAGCTTGAGGGGTATCAATCCGGCGGCGGACCAGCGCCCTGGGCATGGGGCCGACGCCCAAATCAAGGACGTCGGCAGCCCACGCCCGATGGGCGCCGGGGCCGTTACTCGCGTCGTACGAGACTATGTCCAGCGGGTCCGGCTCGAGGCCCATATCCACACAGGCCCCATACCACGCGCCGATCTCCTCGGCACTAGCGCCACCAACATAGGCTATTGGTGCTTCCGCCCAGTCCGACTATTGCCCCGGCCGGCCCAACGGCAGCGCATACTGCAGCAGCTTACCGATGGCCGACATAGTCGGCCCGCACGTGGCGGTGATCTGAGGGGCCCGACCCTAGATCAAGCGCGGCTTGGGGAGTTTGACCTCCAGGGTGGTCAGCAACATCGGCGTCAGCTCGACCTTCAGGAACGCCTTGATCCTCCAGAATGAAGGGGGCAACCATTGCGAACCGAACCGTGACGCGTCATCGCGACCAAGGCGCAGGGTCTCTCTCTGACCGGCTGAGTAGCTGGAAAGCCAGGTCTCAAGCGGTGTTGGCTGCACCGCCGAGGCCACCTACCCACGCATACGTTGCCAGTACAGGGCCTTGAGATCACCCCGCATCCGGCGCTGGGTGCGAATCCAGCGCTCCTGCACTTCCGGGTTGTGCCACAGGAGTCCAGGCTCGGCTACGCGCCGTCGCAGAGCCTCGCACTCGTTATGCGCGCATGAGCGGTACACCAGTGCTACAGTGCAGTCCAGGGTCGGCCCCAACAGCGCCGCCATGCGCCGTTCCGTGCAACCCCACTGTACGTCCGACTGGCGGTCGAACTCGACGCCCTCCGAGTCGGGTGGCAAGACCTCCCCGAGCCCGAGCTCCGCGCAGCACAAGCCAGGCACCCATCCGTGCCCTTGCTCGATCACCTGGAGGGCGGCGCGAGCGAACGCCGTCCCCTACATAGTGTCGGGGTTCTCCCACGGCGCCTCTAGTCTCCCGACACAGGGTCGGCCTGGATAGGGAGCTTAGGGTCCCTGCTTAGAGCTTGCAGGGTTGACCTCACGGTCTAGCCGCAGTCCACTTTGGGCGTGTCTAGCCTCGGGAGCGCTTGCTAACCCCACTATCTCAACGCCTACGCGGGGTCACTCCGAAGAGGATACCCGGCGTCCAGCGTGGACGATGAAGCCTGCCTGAGC